AAGTTTGTGGAACGTGCTCCGGAAACTTCAAAGAAAGACATTGATCTTTTTTTAGAAAAATTCAAAGTGTTAGAGTTTGATGAACAAAAGGGACTCAAAGTAGAGTTTTGGGGCGGAGAGCCATTTGTATATTGGAAAACATTCAAACCCTTGGCTGAAGCTATTCTGGAAAAATTTTCCCATTGGAAACGCAAGCCACAGTTCAGTGTGATCACCAATGGCAGCATACTCAATGAGGAAATCATTGACTGGCTTATGAAGCTGAACTTTGTTGTGAGCATCAGTCACGACGGTCCGGGACAACATGTGCGTGGACCCGATCCTTTTGCAGATCCTGAAAAGAAAAAACAGATCCTGGGATTTTATCGTCAAATGAGTCGACTCAAAAAGGGCTTTAGTTTTAATCCCATGCTGAATGCTCAAAACATCAGTCGTAAACGGATCTATGATTGGTTTGTGGATTTCACTGGAGATCCCAATGTAGTCCTAGGCGAGGGCGGAATCGTAGACAGCTATGATGCGGATGGCATGCAAAACAGCCTGCAAACCAAACAGCAACATTTTGAATTTAGACGTACAGCCTTTGCTGATATCTTTAGCACACAAGGGCAAATTGGATTCAAGATGCAGTTGGACAAAATTGATGGCTTTACACAAAGCGTGTTGAGTCATGCTGATTCCAAGTATCTGGGACAAAAATGTGGCATGGATAATGAAAACACCTTGGCCATTGACCTACGTGGTAATGTGATGACTTGTCAAAACGTCAGCAGTCTTGAAACTGGCAAAAACGGTGAAAGCCACTTGGGTGGTAATTTAGATGACTATGACAACGTGGCCATCAAGACAAGTACACATTGGTCGAATCGTGCCGAATGCCCCAAGTGCCCTGTGTTGCATCTCTGTAAAGGTGCCTGCATGTTCCTGGACAAAGAGTTTTGGGATGTCAGTTGCGCCAACTCCTATTCAGACAATGTGGCCCTGTTTGCCTTGGCCATAGAAAAAATAACGGGTTATATTCCCACCTTGATCAAACAAGATGAATTGCCTTTGGAACGTCAAGACATATTTGGTACCATATACCAGCACACAGAAACTGAAAAGAAACGCATTATACCTATCAAAATTGTCAGTGAAGTAGTTGGAGAAATTGAAGGTGTTGAAGTGTATGGGCAAAGTCGTGTAGAATCAGTCATAAATACTCAATAAAGTGAATTTACTATGACACTACCAGCATCAGGACAAATTGCAATCAGCGACGTCAGCGCCAAAATTGGGCAGGCCGCCACTTTCTCCACAAGTTTAAATTTCCTCAATGGATTAATTCGTAGTGATCAACGCCCGGCCACACCTAGCATGACTGCTTTTTACAACAAAAACTATTTTCAAAATACTGCCGACGGTGCCAACTGTGCCAACGGCAACTGCACAGCAAATTGCAACTGCGGCAATATTCAATGTACTAATTGTGTCATAACTGGCACGATTAATTGTGGCAATTGTGACAGTCAGGCCTGGTTGCAGAATAACTGTAACTGTGCCTGTACATATAACTGTACCAGTGCAAACACAAGTTATGCGTGTAACTGTGCCTGTAACTGTAGTAAAATTATCTGCGCCAAGTTATACGACTTTGGCCTAATGGATCAAAATATTTGGGCAGCTGACCAAGCATACGGTCAGTGGTTGCGTAAGAAAGACCGTAGAGTATATCGCGGTTATGTTCGCTGGGCACGTATTGTTACTGCTTGGATGGACGGCAAAGGTCCCAACTACATGCCCTGGATCTTGGATGCTGACCGTCGTAGTGAGGCACAAAAGGCCGCTATCACAGACATGGCTATCAAGATCGGCACACCATGGTCAGAGCATATGGCCTACTTGATGGGTGCGTTGCCCGAAGACAACGTCCAAGGACGTATTCTAATGGAAATAGGTAAACCTATTTGCCGATTTGTCGATAGCTTACCACGTGTTGGTAAAAAGTCACGTCGCCATCGCTTACCAACATTATACACAATGTGGGCTTTGTTTTACTTGAGTTACTACACTTCTTTGGTAGGTGCTCGAACTCATTTGTTTTTTAAAAGTTTTAGTTTTGACAAACTAAGACAAAGGACAATAAAATGACCACGGTCATTGATGAAAGTATTTTTTCCAGTAGTGTGAAACAATCATTATGGGAATGTCCGGTGTGGCACCAAAAAACTCCGTTTACAGAAACGTTTAATAAAGAGTTGTTGAAAGAAATGTACGAGATTGCTAGTACGTTTGACGAATCCTCAGGGAAAGAATCCCTATTAGATTATGATCGTCCCTGTATGCAAGAATTAATTGACTTTAAGACTGAGGTAATCACCAATGTTGTCAATCAATACATGCCAGACACGCAAGAAGCCCGGTTTGTTGTATCGGGTGCTTGGCTTAATGTAAACACAGCCGGAGAACGAATCGAACTTCATGCACACCCCGATTCGTCTATAGCTTGTAGTTATTACATACAAGGACCAGATGTTGGCGGTGAGTTTTACTATGTTGATACCGGCAGAGTTGGCGAGCACCGAACAGAAATTAAAACAATAACCCCTAAAAATGGCGACATGATATTTTTGCCATCGTATGTGCTACACGGAGTCAAGATGAATCTGGGGAGATGTAGAGTAAACCTGACTACAGATTTTAAACATGACCTTACCAAAGACAGCAAGGATCAGTTAGTGTTGAAAAGTTTTATAAACAGTATGCTAAGGATTAAGGATTTATGAGCGATATTATTGTAGGCAAGCAACCAGTAGATTTTGATGCTGAAGATTACAACCGATATGTCAAGTATTTTTTAGACACTGAAGTTGGCGGTATTGTGTTCAATCTCACCAAGGATGAACAAGACAGCTTCTTTGAGATGTGTTATCGATATCCTGTCATATTAGACAAAGTGTTTTTGCTACCCGGTGATCCTTTAATGAATTATATCATGTATGGTAACGAATTTTATGATGCACTCAAAAATCCACATGATGGTATTGACTTTAGTCCAAGCTACATTGTGGCTCAATATCGAGAGTGGGCTAAGGCACGCAATATACCCGAGCCTGTAGATCAAGTGGCAGTTGAAGGCTTAGATGTCACACCCATGCTGGAATTCCAAAAACAGCTATGAATCGGTACTATACTAAGTTAGATAGTATTAGTCCAAGCCTGTACAACAATTTTGAAAACCTAGGCGAACAACACGTTTGCGGCGGTGGATGGACTAGATACTACCGCACCAACTTGAGCAGAAATATACTATTGCCAGACCACTTGAAGCAGAGTTTTAATCTAAGCTACATGACATTTATTGGCGACAATGCTCATCCACATGTGGATTTAGAGATAGGTTGTAGAATAAACATATATCTGTCTGACAATAAATGCCCAACCAAGTTCTTTAGTGTAAAGTCTGAGGAATTTACCAAACCCAAACCAGTCACGTGTGTAGGGTGTACAGTAGAAAAGTTCTGTGCTGGAGAGTGCCAGTGCAGTTACAAACTTGATAATCTAATGTTAGAGGATGAATTCGTAGCCCGCAAACACGACATATACCTGTTAAATATTCGCAAGATACACAGCGTAGAAGGACTCAGTAAAACCAATTACAGAGAAGCCCTGTCGTTTACCACCGATCTTTCTTATGAAACAGTATACGAATCTTTACAGCAATATGGCGCATTCTCTGTTTAAAAAACTTGCTGTAGCAGCCAATATTGATTTTAAAATTCTAGATAAGAAAATAGAATTTGAGTTAGACTCTGCAGGTCGCCGAATACAATACTCCAACGTATCTTCACGCTACGTAGACAATTTCATAGCTGGTCTTGGCCATCACGGAAAGCATTTTTATACAAGTTTTGTCAGCGTAGAAACAAATGTGCCGCCACACACAGACATTGTTGATCGAGTCAACATCAACTTCTACATAGAAACAGGTGACTACCAAACTACGTTTTACAGAAGCAATGACAACTCAGCACGATTTACCTATGCAGATCACGGCGATGGTCATGCGTATCGTATAGAAGAACTAGAGCCTGTGGATAGTTTTGTTGCCCAACCCGGCGATGTGTACATTTTAAATGGTAAAAATATTCACGGAGTTGCCTGTACAGAGCCTACACCAAGAAAATTTTTGCAAGTCTCTACCAACCAGTTAGAATATGATCAAGTTTTAGAAATTTTGAATCTATGTTAATGTTGATCTATACCATTGCAACAATTCACCTGGGCTGTGCAGTGGCTTCGTTGTACATGCATCGGTATGTGATACACAGACAGTATCGTATGACTCCAAGAACAGAAATGGTCATGAAAGTCATGTATTGGATGTTGTTTGATGTGGTCACTAGAGAGTTTGTGGTACAACATAGAAAGCATCATGAATTCTCAGACACATACAATGATCCTCACAGTCCGAGATTTGGTTTTTGGTCATTGCTGAGATCTTGTCTGGTTCCAAGCTTCTTTAGATCCTACAAAATAACTGTGTCCGATTCGGAGTATCAGCGATACGGTGCCGAGACTGCCACCAACACCGTTATTGATCGACACCCAAGATTGGGAGTTGTATTGTTATTGGTAATAAACATTGTGTTGTTTGGTTGGTTGGGTATCATTGCGTGGATCGTCCATTTGTTTGCTGTGAATTTTTTAATAATAACAACAATAACAGTATTTGGGCATAGCATTGGCGGCAGGAACTTTGATCTTGGCGACTTTACTCGTAATGTTGTTCCTGTTGGCATATTGTGTGTGGGCGAAGAGCTACACAACAATCATCATAAAGATAGCAGGCTGTATAACATGGCTATAAATAAAAATGAATTCGATCTAGGATTCTTTTATCTACAACTTTTAAATCGATTTGACTTGGTTCAATTCAAACAAAAATGAAAATAACTAAAACAGACATGTGGGTGACCCCAGTGTGGGAAATTCAAACCGACTTTGACCAACAGTTCAACAACGAACTGCTGGACGAGCTTGGGCAGTACTGTGATCCCGAATCGGACGGGGGCAACTCTAATATCTGGAACTGTGACACGCCACGAGTACAAGAACTAAAAAAATACACTATCAAAGTAGTCAAATCACAAACATACGATTACATAGCACCAACTGTCAAAGACTTTGAATTCTGGCACGCCCGTGGTTGGTTAAATTATCACAAGACAGGTGAAGGTATTCCCATACACGGACATGGTAGCCCTAAGATTGCAATGACCTACTATGTCAAGGCTCCCGACAACTGTGGGGATTTGTTACTGATAGATCCTCGCAACGGTTGCGACTGGGATTCAGGCAACGATGGTGTCAATGGTACCAAGTTTAACAGAATTAAACCAGTCGAAAGCAAACTGGTATTTTTCCCAGGGTTTGTATTACACATGGTCGAACCCAATCAGTCTGACCAAGTTAGGGTATCTGTAACCAGCAACATGGGCACATTTGATAAAAGTACTGCTCAAGCATTTAAAAATACACTATAAGGATGTACAATGTCATTCTATGAAAAATTAGACTTTATCAAATATGATCATGACCGCCTGGTGACCGATGTGCAACAACATGTGTTCAGTCTGGGACAAGCTGTTATACAGGGCGAGGAATATGAAACCGATGCCTACAAGGGTTTTGGTGGATGGAGTCTGCAGAGTCAAACCGGAGACTGGCAAGACGGCTGGGAATTTTTTCAAAACGAAGAAGGCACCACTATTGAAGAAGTATTCTTTCCCAAGGATGCTAACAATTACACTACCTTAAAATACTTTAATATTGCACATTCTTTAGAGTACAAAAAGCCCACACAGGGCTATTGCGGTGAGATTGCCGAGGTGATTGATCAAATAGAGGCATTCGGCTTGACACCTAGACGAGCCAGAGTAACCTGTTTACGAGCCGGTAGCAAAAGCCTGGTACACAGAGATTGTGGTGAAAACCAATACATGGCACGTATACACATACCCCTGATCACCAATCCTGAGTGTACTTTTACTGCCGAAGGAGAAACCTTATACATGGAACCCGGTACGGCCTACATGGTCTGGGTAAATGTGTGGCATCAGATTCGCAATGATTCGGAACAAGATCGATATCACATAATTATGGATGCTTACGATACCAGACATGTCACAGATAAGTTCAAGTACATGGGTGATATTAGCCAGTTGGAAACCTTTGCCAACGAATTGCGGCAACAGGTTGATCAAGCTGTTGTTACTGCAGATTTGGAACAAAAGTTTGAAACTGAATTGGCAAAATGGCGAACTAAATCCAAGGTTGACACATAAGTTTAATAAGTATATAATATTAATATTGTTGTAATTCCTTCAAATTGAAGGCGCTGTGGACGGGAGTTCGATTCTCCCCGGGTCCACCAAAAGGAGATTAGCATGGATCATGAAGCTGTATTGCTTGGTGCATTTGTTCTAATAGGATTAGTCCTAGTCTTTTTTTGATGGGCCCGACCGGTTTCGACATGGTGAGCTAGAAGAGAAGGCAACAGGACACAGATAGTCCTAAAAAGTAAATAACGTAAACGCAAACGACGAACAGTTCGCATTGGCAGCCTAACAGCCGCCTAGGGTAGGAAATACCTCGTAACAGAAATCACCAGAGCCCCTTCGGGGGCTCTAATATTTCCATACAAACACACATGAAAAAAACGTCACTGACAACCATTGCCGCCAGTACAATTGGCACAGTATTTGAATGGTATGATTTTGTTATCTTTGGCTTGGCCAGTGTTCTTGTTTTTAATAAATTGTTTTTTCCAAACATTGATCCAGCTCTGGCCCTGGTAGTGTCAATGCTGGCCTATGCGGTGGGCATTGTAGCACGACCATTGGGTGGTATCATCTATGGCATGATAGGCGACAGGTTTGGTCGAAAACGCATGTTGACCACTACCATGTTGCTTATGGGCATCAGTACTTTTATAATTGGTGTGTTGCCTACATATGATGCTATTGGAATATGGGCACCTGTTATTTTGATCTTGCTAAGAATTATACAAGGTATTGGCATTGGCGGCGAGTGGGGAGGAGCCAGTGTTATAGTACAAGAACATGCACCCGACAACCGTCGTGGTTTTTATTGTAGTTTTGTACAAACAGGACTGCCTATGGGAATGTTAATGGCATCGGGTATATTTGCTGTGCTGAATTTGATGTTGAGCGAACAAGAGTTTCTTGCCTGGGGGTGGAGAATCCCGTTTCTGTTGAGTGCAGTCTTGGTGATTATTGGCACAGTTCTTAGACATCAAATTTTAGAAACTCCGGTGTTTTTAAAACTAACACCTCCCACAAATCCCATTAACGAGCTATTTACAAAATATCCAACAACCTTGTTCAAAGGTATCGGACTTAAAATAACAGAAAGTGTTTGGTTTTTCATAGTCACAGGTTTCATTGTCGGCTATGCTGTAAACAATTTTAATATACCAAAAAAAGATCTGTTACAAATTGTAATGATGGCCAATGCTGTCAGTATTGTGTGGACCGTGATAGTGGGTTACGTGTCAGATCTAATAGGACGACGTCCAATATTTTTCTTTGGATCTGTTTTTACAATGATCATGCCGTTTCCATTATTTTATTTGGTTGGCACCGGCGAGTTTGCAATGATTGCCACAGCAATGATAATAGGACAATGTATTGGTAGTACCACAATGTTTGCTGTTTTATCATCATACCTGCCAGAGATATTTCCTCCTAGTGTACGAAGCATAGGCAGTAGTTTGAGTTTCCAACTTGGAGCCGCTGTAACCGGTGGCATAGTTCCTGTGTTGGCCGCCTGGGCAGTTGGATACTGGGGTAGCAACTATGCTGTTTGTATCATCATGATGCTGTTTGGTGCAATTACTTTTGTATCTGCTTACAGGTCTAAAGAAACATTTCGCTTGGCGACAAATAAATTATGATCAATACTTTTGTTGACAAACCCGACTTTATAATCAATGATCCTAGAATCAATCGTCCAATGCATTGGCAGTACACAGTCTCAGCCGAGCTCATGTCAACCCGGCACAAGTTGTTTTTTCATAAAACTGACCTTGCAGGCAAACGTATACTAGATCTGGGATCCTGTTGCGGTGCCACTGGTGCTTGGGCACTGGATCGCGGAGCCAGTCATTACACCGGAGTTGAATTACAGACCAAGTTTGTAGAAACTAGCCGCTCTGCACTAGGCAAACATTATTCGCCAACTCAATGGAACATAGTGGCCAGTGGAGTTGAAGAATATCTAACTAATTGTACAGAAAAATTTGACATAGTGATCATGGTGGGAGTACTACATTGTTTGTTTGATTATCAGCATGTGTTGAATCGTATTACAAAAATCAGCAACGAAGTCATAATTGAGTGTTTTCATCCCTACAATGCGTTTAAAGATCTTTTCCCAACCTTAGACAATGATGCATTATATACTCTGTGCAAAACCACAAGCCTAGCACAAATAGCAACCAAAACCGGTACTGCTGGAGAAAACGGTGGCAGTTATAACTTCGACGGTGTACGACTATCAATGTTGGGACTTGCTAATGTTTTTGGTTATCTAGGTTGGCACACGGATTTGTTGTTCAATGATGTGTGTATAGAAAAGCTACCAGATGTTTACAGTCTCGATACACCAAGCTATTGCCCTCGTTATGTAACAAGAAGTGTAGTAGATAAAAGAACGGTATTTGAATTTGCCGACGGCTACTTGGATCCTGCAAAAACCAACTATGAATACAAAAACTGGTAGCTGGACATTTGATCAACATGTTGCTGAAACATTTGTGGATCACGCCAGACAACATATTCCCAACTACGACGCAGTCATTGATAAATGCATTGATATATGTCGGCAACTAACACCATCGGCCAGAATAGTTGATGTGGGTTGTGCCACCGGCGAAACAATACGCAGGCTACACTCTCAAGGATTTGACAATTTGACAGGTGTTGAGTCCAGTCATGCCATGTTACAACATTGTGATCGTGCCTTGGCTGAATACATACACAGCGATAGATTCCCAAACAAAATATTTGACATAGTATTGTGCAACTGGACCTTGCATTTTATCAAAGATAAAATTGAGTATTTGTATAATATACATCAAAATTTAAGCCCGGGAGGTTTTCTTGTGCTTAGTGATAAAACCAGTTTAAATCCTCGTGCAATTAGATTGTATCACCAGTGGAAACACCAACAAGGAGTTTCGTGGGAAGATATTCGTGCCAAAGAACAGGCCGTAGAAGGAATCATGCACATAAACGATAATAAATGGTACTTGGAATCCCTGGAACAAATTGGCTTTAAAAACATACAAATCATTGATGCCAGTTGGTGCTTTACAACATTCTTATGTGAAAAGTAAATCTGTCGCATAAAAACAACACCTTAAAACCCCCGTAACAGGGGGTTTTTTGTACCCAAAAATTCTGGTTGTGCCATAAATCCATTTAATGTATAATGTTTGTATAGTGATTAATAAGGAGCCAAAATTGAACTACACTAAAGATCAAATTGTTGCCATTGTTGCAGAAGCCAAAACAGAAGCTCGCATTGCCGCTGATCGATTCTTCCAAGAAAAGCTGGGCGGTCGGGATCAGTTCAGTTGTGGTTTTGCCTGGGTTGACATTTGTGGTATCAAAGGCAATACCCGATTGGGTCGTGCTTTCAAAGAAGCCGGTGTTCGTAAAAGCTACACAGGATCATTCCAGATTTGGAATCCGGCTGACATGGGTGTGCAAAATATCGACACTCTTGAAGCCGGTGCCGAAGCGGCTGCAAAGGTTTTTGAGCGATATGGTTTCACAGCCTATGCTGGTAGTCGTTTAGACTAATGAAGTTTTTTCGAGAAACCACGCCAGATTGGGCAAGTCCTACGCCCAATCACGTTTATTTGCTAACCACAGATAAAAGCAAGATGTACGGTTACATCAAACAAGGTACCGAAGATGTAACAGTATTCAAAAAACCTTATCGATTTGATGCACGTCGTAGAACTTTTCAAGAAGTTCGAGAGTTGGGCGAAATTGATTTGGACGAAGTAAAATCAGAAAAGTGGGAATTTATAGGCAGTAAAGGCGATACTTATGTTGTCCAGAAAATAGATAATATGTTAAAATGTAGTTGTCCTGGATTTACATTCCGCGGTGAATGTAAACATGTTAAATCTGTAGAGGAGCAAGTGTAATGGCCACACGTTCAGCAATTGGTATCAAACACGGTGACAGAATCAAAGCAATCTATTGCCACTATGACGGTTACGTCGAATACCTGGGTCGTGCCCTGCACACCTACTATCAAGATTCGGTCAAGGTCAATGGGTTGATTGCTCAGGGCGATATGAGTTGTATAGGCGCCGACATTGGCGAAAAACATCCATTCAATGACCGTAGCGAATACATTGATGAGTGGATTGCTCGACAATGTACTTTTTACAGTCGTGATCGCGGTGAAGACAATGTAGATTTTAGATCTTTTGCCACAGAAGCAGACTTTATAGATTACTATGATGGATCTGGTGTACAGTTTTACTACCTGTATGATCACGGTGTTTGGTATGTGAGCAAAAATGGTCGAAACAATTTTCAACCCTTGCACGAAGTTTTAAGCCTGGAGACAGCATAATGTCCAAGACCACAGATTTCCGCAGATGGTTGCACGAGTTGTGGTTGCGTAATTGTGATGAACGCACAGAGTATGGCGAAATGCGTTATACACAAGAACAGTATTTTCAGCAGTACAAGTATTGGTTGAAAAGAGAATTCAAATATCAAAGGAGCCAAAATGCCTAATTGGTGCGGCAATACTCTAACATTAACTCACGCAGATCCGGAAATGATTGTTCGTGCCAAAGCGGCCTTTGTGGAGGGTCGGTTGCTGGAAGAATTTATCCCTGTACCTGCAGGACTTAAAGATACTACTAGTCCCAACCGTGATGGTACGGCCGAGGAACTTCGAGCACAATATGGATACACCGATTGGTACGACTTTTGTGTAAACGAATGGGGCACCAAGTGGGACATTGGTGACGGGCAAGGCGTTCAGGCCTGGGACGACAACGAACTGATTGTGTACTTTGACTCAGCATGGAGCCCACCTGTTGCGGCCTACGAAAAGTTCATGGATCTTGGCTTTACAGTTTACGCAACCTACTACGAACCTGGCTGTGCCTTTGCTGGTATTTTTGAAGATGGTGCGGACGACTATTATGATCTGTCTAACATGGATTCGGGTGATGTGCAACAGCAGTTGCCGCCAGATTTAGATAGTGCCTTTGGTATCAGTGAATGTATGGCCGAATACGAAGCTGAAAACGAAGACGAAGTTACCACCTGGTACAAAGAAGGTGTAGAAGAAACCGGTCTTACACCACACGAGGTAAAGAAACATGCTTAAACCCTGGCAAGTTGTACAAGAACTTGAAAGCGACAACAGTCGCTTGTTCAAAGAAAGCGTGGTTGAGCGTGAAGCTGCGGCCGGCAACGATGAGTTTTTTAAAGGTGCTCAGTGGGCTTTGGACGCCATGATCACCTTTGGCATACGCAAGGTAGAAGAAAAGTCTGGGGATGGCCGAGGCTTAAAACCAGAAACATTTTGGGCCACAGCCGGACAGTTGTCACGCAGAGAGCTTACCGGCAATGCGGCCATCACCGCAGTCAATTATATGCGTTTGAATGCAACCGAAGCTGAATGGAATCATTGGTATAGAAGAATTTTGATCAAGGATTTACGTTGTGGTGTCTCAGAAAAAACCGTTAACTCTGTAGTGGGAAAGAAATATGGAAAGTATATTGTACCTGTTTTTAGTTGCCAACTTGCTCACGATGGTGCTAATCATGAAAGCAAAGTGTCAGGATCCAAGCTGGTGGAAGTTAAGTTGGATGGAGTGCGTGTTATTACTATTGTCTATCCAACTGGGAATGTTGATCAGTATAGTCGTAATGGCAAAGAGCTGGTAAACTTTGAGCATATCAAGCGTCAGTTCGCTAAACATGCCCGACTGTTACGTGAGCCGATGGTGTTTGATGGCGAAGTAATGTCGAGCTCATTCCAAGACCTGATGCGTCAAGTGCATCGTAAAAGTGATGTAGAAGCGTCGGATGCGGTGTTACACTTATTTGATATTTTAACATTAAAAGATTTCCAGACTGGCATCAGCTCAGTGCCACAAGTGGATCGTAGCAATTCGTTACGTGCTTGGTATGCTCCTATTGCGGACCATATGCCTAACGTGGCTATTTTGGGATATGAACTTGTGGATTTAGATACCGAACCGGGTCGTATTTTGTTCCAATCCATCAATCAACGAGCCATTGCTGGTGGTTACGAAGGTATCATGATCAAAGAACCCACGGCAGGATATGAGTGTAAACGCAGTACCTCTTGGCTCAAACAAAAACCTTAT